CCGATGGTGTTTACGCATCCCTCCTTACTGAATCATATTCAATAACTCCTTCTCATGGTAGCAAGGGAGCAGTACAATTCTCTTACGGCGGTGGAGCATTCCACTCACACTCAAAAATGAAAGTAATCACTAGTGACTGGGAAGGTAATGATAAATTACTTTTAGACGAAGGGGCTTATCTATCTAGTGGTTGGATGATGTTTAATCAAAATTATGCCCCTGCTTCGGGTACAGGTACTAATAATGCGATATGGTCAAGTAATGACAGTCCGACAGTCCTTTACTATACTGATAGTGGGGGAACTCATCACAACCTACTAGCAGGTGGTGGTGGTTCGGGAACTGTTACTTCTATTGCTACTACTGCACCGATTACAGGTGGAACAATTACTACCACAGGTACTATCGGTATCAGTGCAGCGTCAGCAATTGCGGCAGGTTCTATGTCGGCGGCGGATAAAACTAAACTTGACTTAATAAACCAATCAGTCGCAAGTGGAGCATCCCCAAACTTTACCACTACAAACATGACTGATGCAAGCAACAAACGGTTTATGACCGATGCACAAGAAGCAAAATTGGATGGTTTGGCAAGTCCGTTTGAACATGTGCGCCTTGCTCTTACAAACAACGCATTAGCAACTCAAAGTTCGGGAACGAACTATTACCTTGACTTGGCAAACACAGGTGATTTCTCCAACACAGGTAACACAACAAACATCATCGCAACCGCAGCCGCCCAAGATTATATACTTCTAAAAGCGGGCGGAATGTACATGGTCGTCGCTTCTATTGAAGTATTTACAGTTGCTACTACTGTCGCACAGGATTTTTGGCTACAATTAGGCAACGGAATATCAAACAACTCTCAACGGAGAAATTGGGGAACTTGGAGAATGAAGCGAGCACCCTCTCCATCGTCGGCTGATTCGGCGGTTAATATGCAAAAAACTGTCATTATTGATTTAGCAAGCACAGGTTCGGATGAAAAGGTATATGTTATTCCTTATGTCAATGGTGCGGCTTTTACCGTAAAAGCCTTTGACAACAATCGAACCAATGTCACAATCACACGAATAGGAGTGTCCACAACATGAACATAAAAGCAAAATTGGAAGCACGATACCCCGATGAGGATTGGTCGCACATTGATAGTGGGGCTGATGGAGAACAACCCGTTTTTTGGTTTTCAAAAGGCGTTTATGGCGTTAGTCCTGATATGTGGCCTTCGGACTTGGCCGAAATGAGTTCCGATGAAATAAAAGCGTTTTTGGAGAGTTAAATATGGATAAATGGTTAGATAAATATATTAAAGAAGTTATGGATAAACAGATTGTGACTAACAGTATTTTTAAGAAAAACAAAGTAAAAAAGGAAGTGAAAAAGTGACTACCCGCAAAGGAAAAATAGTGTATTTGCCGCCCGAAAGATGCTATGTTAATGTAAACATTGAAGAAACACCACATGGGTATGCCGTATATAGGGTAGGTGAAAGCAAGCCTTTCACATTTATCCCGACTTCGGCAGTAAAACAAATAGAATACAAAGGAGATGAGTAACTTGGAAACAGAAATGATAATATTAGGAATAGGATTAACCGCCCTCGCTATCGAGCGTGGGTATAAACTTTACAAAAAATATATGGCTGATGGTAAGATAACACTTGACGAAGTATTAGAAATGGCGGAGATGGCTAAAGACCTACCTTCCCTATCTCAAGTCAAGAAAATGAAAAAGGCTGACCTTGTTGCTCTATGTGAGGAACATGGCATTGACGCTAAAGGTGTCAAGGCTGATTTGATTGCTCGACTTGAGGAAGTGATTGAATGAGTAGAGTCGGTGCATCCGAAGTGAGATTTGAGAATATCAACTCAAGACTTGATAAGCACGATGAAATGATTGAAAAAATGGCGGAAGCACAGACTGAAATGATGGTATCAATCGCCCAACTACATTCTAGCGTTAAGATTCTTTTGTTGTTTGTCGCCGCCGGTATGGGTCTTGATTTTACAGGGATGATGTGATATGACTTACTGTGCAAATACCGATGTGTCAATACGCTTAGGTCTTGATTCAGCGCAACAGACAAGGGCAGCGAGTAGGCTGACTAGTGCAGTTGCTCGTGCTACTATTAACATAGACCAAGAGTTCCGTGATTACGGCAGGGCTGCACCTACTGGTGCGACTGGTGATATGGCAGCCGTTCTTAAAGAGATATGTGCTGATTATGCAGCCTCTATTTATCTTGAAGACGATACGGCATTTCATACCTCCGGTAGTGACCCTTTGCGCTCAAATGTCCTTAGAATAAGGGCTACAACAGAATTAAAAAGACTGGCGCATTTGGGAAGTGTTTGATATGGATAAGCAGTATATCCCTAAATTCAAAGGTGATATGAATACCAAGTACGGTAGAATCACAGGAACATTTGATTTTACCGAAGTAAATAGGGCTATTGCCTTTATGGAGAGTAAAGCAGGAAAATCTATGGCTGATGCAATAGAATCAAAATTAAAAGAACAGATGAGAAAAAGCCAAGGTTATATTAATTCAAGTGTGCGACCAAGACACCGTGTTATGGGTCAGCGAGTAGCCGACTCTCTAGCGGTTGAAGTAGGGGTTTCAGCAGCAGGAGAAGCACAAGTTAGATTTGGTAGTGACCCTATGGATGGTGGGGGTGTTGAAGGTAGTCGTGGTGGTAAATTAGCACTTATACTTGAGAACGGTATTAGGTCATTCCCATACCCCTTTACCTTTAAGTCAATCAAAAACTCCCCATCATGGGGTAGTATTGGTGGGGGTTTTATCAATGCTAAAGGCGGTAATAATATGAATTACAAAGGATTCGATGGCATAGGTTGGTTAACAAAAGGTTTTAATGAAGTATTACCCAAAATGGAAGATGCGATAATACAGAAATTGAAGGAGGATTTCGCATGAGTATAGCGACTACAACTCAATTTTGGACAAGCCGAATGAATGGTGGCGACCCATCATCACTAACAGATTATGGGCAGGATAACGAGTCATTTACATTAAGCGCAGGTGTCGGTGGCGACGGTAGCGCAGTAGGTGATTCTTGGAAGATTGTTAGTGCGGGTGGAGGGCAACAATGGTCAGTCACACCTACAACAAATGCTTACACAATTATTGCGTGTTTTAAATTCAATTCAGCACCGGCTGATGGTACAGTACTTATGAAGTTAGATAATGGAACTCATAAAGTAGAGGTTCATTCCAATGGTGACTTAGAAAAAGTAAAACTTGTAGGTGCTACAACCGTGACAAGTATTGACCTTGACCTTGCTCAAGCCGATGCGTTTGAACCAGTTCCGGTTATTCTAAGATTAACTCTTGATTCATCGGGCAACGCCAAGTTATATCTCCGTGATATAATCGAAGATGATTTAGGGGCTACTTCCTATCTATCCGTCACAGGTTCAGCAGGTAGCAGTAAGACAATTCAGTTTGGTAACACAAGCGGAATAGTAACTTGGAACAATGTCTATGTGACTAACTTTGGGGCATTTAGCCCCGATGAAATGTCAACATCTCCATTTGTCACAGACTCTCTTATGAGAATGGCATTTTCAATCGTGGAGTTGCTACGCAATAGTAAGAGATTTTACTTAAAAAATATAGTGAATGATTCTTCAATTGTTTATGGGTACGATGTATCATCGGGCATGGTGAGTCGTTTAGCACCGCCTACAATTCATATCCTCTTGAGCGAGTTATCGTCACCGCAATTTGATACAGTCGGCGGAACAAGGATAACACAAAACTACAAGATTATATTGTTTGTGACAACTCGTGGTACTGATTACAAAAATGCTTACAGAACTGGTATGGAAATAGGCGGAGATGCCTTCGATGAAATCTATACAAATACAGGACTGAAAGGTGATACTGACAGTCTAAATAATTATAGTGCTACATTCGATACTAAGATGGACGATGACGAAGTTGTTTGTATTCATAGGTTTGAATACGAGTACATGCGACGATTAAATATGCTACATCGGTGATAACCTTCAAATAACAAACCGAATGTAGCGTTACATAGGTGAAACTATAATGACCTCCAATTTTGAATATAGATATGTAAGCATGACACCGGAACATTCAGCCGGAATCGCTGCCGTAACTTACGGAACTGCGTCAGTAACCCCCGCAGCAAGAGTAGTTGGCGAAGTTGATGATGAATCAATCGCATACCAATTTGACTTAATGACTCGTCAAGATGTAAGCCGATACGGTTCAGCAAAGTCCGTTAACGGCAAAGAATACTCCGAAGGTGGAATAAACCTTGTAGCACAACCCGATGATTTCTTGGGATATTTGCTTTACGGTATCTACGGAGATACATACACCGCAGCCGGAGCAGCGACTACTGGTTCATCATCACCCGCCTCAACTGGTTATTCGGTTTCGGGATTCGTACACACATGGTATGAGGTTGCTGGACTCATCCTCCCTTCATTCACACTTGAAGTCGGAAGAGAAGAAAAAGAACACACCTACAAAGGTATGTGTATGCAAAGTCTAAGTATTAACGCTGCTCACGGAGAGTACGCTACAATCGCAGCATCCTTTACAGGTAAGAGCGAGTCGGGAGTTAGTACCTTAACCGCAGCACCAACATTTGTAGGTGCAGGTGTTGACGGATTCCACTTTGCAGAAGGAACGGTTAAGTTTTCATCTGCCGGTGCT